TTCTACGACGTACGTATTAAGCATTATATTCCTTTCTATTTATTAATTACTTTCTAACGCTTCTATTCTAGATTTCAAGTCTTTATTTTCTTCTGATAATTCTTTAATTGCATTAACTAATACAGGAAGTAAATGACCACCTGTTAATTTTAAATTTTCTGGATTATGGTTATCTATAATAACAGGATTATCGCCTTCTAAAGTTAAAATTTCTTGAGCAGAAAAACCATATTTTTTAGTTCCGTGTGGAGTATCATCTTCTCTTGAAGTTTTAAAATCATATTTAATTGGTGTTATTTGATTAATAAAATTTAATCCATGAGGTACATTTTCAATATTAGTTTTATCTCTTAAATCTGAAGTAACTGTCCAATCTATTTTAATATAAGCATTAGTATGTGTATTATTTCCTAATGCTATTATATTACTACCTGTAGTGACGTTTATCATAGCATCATTTCCAGCAGATTCTCCAAGAAGTACATTACCACATCCTGTCGTAACATTGTTTCCAGCATTGTGTCCAAAAAATGCGTTTTGACAACCTGTTGTTAAAGCATCTCCAGAGTTATTTCCTACTGATGTGTTATTACAACCTGTTGTACCTGAACATAAAGCCTTATAACCAATTGATACATTGCTATGTCCTGTTGTATTGTTATTTCCAGCAAATATACCTACTGCTGTGTTTTCTGAAGCTGTTGTATTTGAAACCAGCGCACATACACCAACTGCTGTATTTCCTGCACCTGTTGTGTTAGCTTCTAAAGCACAAGCACCAACTGCTGTATTATTAGATGCTGTAGTATTGGTATATAAAGCATTTCCACCTATAGCTACGTTACATCCACCTGTCGTATTTGAGTACATAGCATTTAAACCTAAAGCACTATTTCTTGTACCTGTGGTATTTGTAAACATAGCTTGTCTGCCAACTGCTGTATTAAAATCTGCTGTAGTATTATTAAATAAAGAATTATATCCAATAGAAACATGACCATCTCCAGTAGTGTTATGATACAAAGCTTGTCTACCAACAGCAATATTTTGAAAACCTTCTGTATTAGTAAACATTGAATACCTTCCAACAGCTGTATTTTGACATCCTGTTGTATTAGCTTTTAATGATTCTGCACCAACAGCTGTATTTTCAGCACCTGTTGTATTTTCTTTTAGTGAATCTTTTCCGACTGCTATATTATTTGCACCAGTCGTGTTCGCACATAAAGCAAAAGCACCAGCTGCTGTATTACTAGCACCTGTAGTAGTTTTGCACATTGCTTGTCTACCAAACGCTGCATTACTTGCAGCTGTAGTAGCTGAAACTAATGATTCTACACCAGTAGATGTATTATCTGAACCAGTGGTATTTGAACTCATAGAATTAAAACCAACTGCAACATTATTTGCACCTGTTGTATTTGCGTCTAATGAATTTGTTCCTACTGCTGTATTACCATCTCCTGATGTTAATGCTGCAAATACTCCTAATCCAACTCCAGTGTTATTTTGAGCAGCATCTAAAGTGCCTGTGCTAGAAGTACCTACTAATAAACTATTTGTAAAATTTGTTCCACCTTCTTTAAAAGTTACGCTATCAACTTCTACAGCTGAACCGTTATTTTGTAATGTTCCTACAATATTAACCGTATCACCAGATGCACCGATAGTAATAGTATCACTTGATTCATTGATAATATTATTACCTGCTTGGTCCTGGATCGTATCTACTTTTATAATACTACTCATTTTCTAATACCTCTATTCTAGCTTCTAATTCTTGAATTGTTTTAACCAGTAAAGGTACTAATTTAGATTGGTCGATACCTTGAATTTGCATTATGGTATTTCCATTTTCATCAAGTTTATTATCTCCTACAGAAACACCTTCTGGTAATTCTTCTCCTTCTTTCCAAACTTGCAGTTCATCTTTTTCTCCAGAAATTGCTTCTGGTACAATGTCAGATACTTCATGTGCTAAAAAACCATCAACTGTTTTGTTTGGTTCTTCAATAAAATTAAATCTTGCAGGTTTTAATTGTTTTAATCTTGTTGTTGCATCAAAGTCATAAGATACATTTTCTTTAAGTCTGTAGTCTGATGAAGTGATGTAAGAAACAGTTGTAGAACCATTATGTTCAATTCTACCTGCTGTACTATCTGAATTATTATGAAATTCTATAAAGTTTCTATTTGATCCTGCGTTACCTGTATCTTTTATTAAAAGCAATCTAGTATGAGAACCTGCATTACTTGCAGAAGAAATAACGCCACTACCCAAATCAATACTAACACCATAACTTCCATCTTCACCAATTTTTAAACTTCCAGAAGAACCAATACCTTCAATATAAAGTTCATCTCCATCTGAGTGAATTTTATAATTTCTGCCAGAAGAAGCAGTTGCATCAATTCGTATTTCTGGTGTAGTTGCTTCAATTTCTAGTTCTGATGCTGGAGAACTTGTACCAATTCCAACATTACCAGAATCGTCGATACGCATTCTTTCTGAACCATTAGTATTAAACATAGTAGTTGCATCATTTCTAGCAATTCTAATTCCTGTATTTTCGCCAGAATTAAATCCACCTAATTGAAGTTCATTTGCGTTTCCATCATATTTTATAAAACCACCTTGTGTACTATTTTCCATCAAACGAATAGCTTGAGCATCAGCATCACCATCAGCTCCTTTTATTTCTAATTTAACACCAGGCGTTGTAGTTCCGATACCAACTCTCTCACTGCTATCTATAGTTATAGCTGTTGCATCAGCATTATCATCTATACCTGTTGAAGTGAATGAAGTTAATGTTCCAACCGATGTAATATTCGGTTGTGCTGCAGTAGTTAATGTTCCTGCTAGACCACCACTTGATGCATCAAGTGTAACACCACTAGGTATAGAAATGGTATCACCAGAGTCACCAACAGTTAACGTTGTACCTGATTGTGGAATTATTTTATCTACTTCTACTTGACTCATTAAACTACCACTACCGTTCCTGTTATTGTTTGTGTTCCAGTAATTGTAACTGGACCTGCTAAAACTCCAGAGTCTACTGTTTGATCTTCAGAAAGAGTTGATGCATGTGTTACTACATAATCAGTTGCTGTCATAGATGGAGACATAGCTCTAGCCGCAGGTAAAGTACAAAATACCGTTTTGCCTCCTGCACTAAAATCTACTTTGTTATCACTATTAGATGAAGAGATAACCGTGTCTCTAGATAAAGTATCAGGTGAAGCATCTGTAACAGTTCCTATACCTACCTCAAACTCTGATGAACCATCAAGTGATATAGCGTAATAAGTTCTTTTACCAGTTCCAACACCGGCAACAAAAGTTTCAAAACCAGTTTCTGCACCAGCAAGTGAAAACGTTCCTGTTCCAGTAGTTGTGCTTGTTTCCTTAACTCTATCGTTAATTATTAAAGCTGCCATTTACTACTCCAAAAATATTATGCGTTGCCAAGTCTAATAATAGCTGCAGAACTAGAAGCAGTTGGAAACTGAATAACGAAATCTCCGTTAGTTGCAGTTTTTGATCCGCCAAAGTCTAAAACTAATACAGCATTATCAGATCCGCCATCTTTATAAATCAGTGCTCCTACTGCTGTTAAAGTTACAGAACTAAAAGTTAAATCTGCAAAGTCAACGTATGCAATATTACTTGCTATTGCTACACCATTATTAGTTAAAGCATTTCCACGTGCAGAATAACTTGTACCAGATGAAGAAACTTCATTAGTAGTAGTATATGCTGTGGTAGAAGCACTGAAACCAGAAATGTCTGTATACAGAGCAAGTTTAAAAGAAGTTCCACTATTTCCGGATGTGTCAAAACTAAACACTCCTTTTAGTAGATCTGTTTTAAAAGAGTCAGGTACTATATTTGCCATTTAATTGTCTCCTTAATTTATTTATGGTGATGGTGATTTTAAAGGAGTACGAATAACACCATCTTGATATTCGTCTCTGCGTCTACGACCTTGTTGTTCGATCGCGTACGATTGTAAAGCTCTTCTATAAGACCCTTCGTAGTATTGTAGCATATCTGCGGGACCTTTCAAGTATCCATATGCTTCTACCAAACAAGCATATAAAAGTAAATCCTGATATTTATTTGAAACATATGTTCCATTTGTTGCAGCAGGAGCTGCAGTCGGTTGAGTTGTATTTGTTATACTTATAGGCTGTTTTACATATGCTAAAGTAATTTCATAAGTTGCGTTTGGAGTAGGTGCCACCACCCAAAAATTAGCGTCCCAATTGGCATAATATTTTGGTATCCCAGAGGCTGTTGACGGTGTATCATAAAAAGTAGCCATATAACTAGCTTCTTTTTTTTCAAGAAAAGTTTGTACGTTTGGTGTAACGTTTGTATCTTTTAGTTGAACATATCTAATGCTTCTTAAGTCTGATGGAATTGTAACATATCTACTTCCAGATGCTAAACTAGATGTAGCATAAAATCTGTTGTCATCGCTATCCGCCTCCCTGTATATTCTATTCTCTCCGTTTTTAATTATAGTTTCTAAAACAGATGTAGAAAAAACAGTGTCATCTACTTCTGTATAATTTTTAATATCTGTCTCTAAATTAGCTAAAGTGTAAGCCATTATGCTACAGCCTCCTTACATGCAATGCAATTTTTTCTAAATCTTAAATGTCCAACA